AGTGTATCCCCGATACCGAAATTGCCTATCATGCAGGAGCTAGACAGTACCGGGGCGAAGCGTTGCGGAGATTAGGAGATTACCCAAACGCATCAACGGTGGGCATTGAGATGTGCGTCAATCAAGACGGAGACTTCTCTAAGACCTATGCAAATACGGTGCAACTAGCGGCAAGTTTGCTTAAAAAGCACGGGTTAACTGTCAATGACTTGTGGCGGCATTATGACATAACAGGCAAGGACTGTCCGCGCTATTTTGTGGATGATGCTACAGCTAAACAGTTTGGCTTTGCTTCGGCAGCTGCCGGGTGGCAGAAGTTTAAGGCAGATGTTGAGAATGTGCTAAAAGGAGGCAACACAGTGGCACAGGAAGAAGTGAAGAAAATAGTCGGTTATGAAGCCGTGAAGGTCATAGTAGCCGGTAAAGAAACGACCGGCTACAACATTTACGGTTCAGTGTATGCGCCGCTCCGCTTTGTTGGTGAAGCTCTAGGACGCGAAGTTATATGGGACGGCATTGGGAAGGTGGCGAAGATAATATGAGCATAGATTGGAAGCGCAAACTCGCAAGTCGGAAATTCTGGGCATTGCTGGCTGGATTGGCGACCTCTGCGCTAGTGCTGGCGAACGTACCGGAGAACACTATCACCCAGGTAGTAGCTGTCATTGGTGCCTTTGGCTCCATAGTAGGCTACATGCTGGCCGAGGCGTATGTCGATGGGCAAGCTGCGGGGAAATCAGTTGACAATAGCACTTAGAATGTAAAAACCGGTTGACATGACTTGTGTCAACTGGATTACTAAGTACATTGTTGGTTGTCAACCAGATGGTAAAACAGCTGGGGGCTTCGCCCCCGGTTTTTTTTTATTTTTCACTTGACATAGCTAGCTAGCTAGATTAAAATATAATTAAAAGGAGGGATCACGGTGGAACGATGGTTACCGAAGTTAAGCAAGAAAGAAATTACGAAAATAGTGGATAGGTTGGTAAAAAAGACAAGCAGATGGCAAAACGGCGAAATGTTCGGTCTGAGAATACACCATCCTTACGATGACAGCAGGGCTGATTACCCCGCATGTGAGATAGGCGATATTTTGCCACCCTCTCGCCTTTGGGAACGAGACCATATGTTAGAGGAAGAACTAGATGGGACAAGCGTTGTGGGAATCAACTTAAGAAACGGAATGCACTATGAAGAAGCTAGGCGGGAAATAAAAGAAGCAGTTAAGGAGGTGCTGAATTATGTATGGGTGGAAGATGAGGATGTGTTGCTACTGGTCAAAGGGGCATATATAGAAGACGGCCCTGACATTAAGGAGGTATTACTTGAGGATCCGGTAGTGGTTGAGAGGATAGAATTGCGGAAAATCAAGGAAAGGAGAAGTTGAAAACCATGGAAATAATTATCAGGATAACCGAAGACGAAGACCTCGTAATGGAGGCGTACCAAAAAACAAAAAACTACATCAATAAGCCTGACGAACAAGTTTGGACGGATATACTTAAAATGGGCTTAGCGAAATATATGGAGATGATCAACTGGGAAAATTGGCAAAAGATAAGGAAGGGATAAGATGGCGACAGCATTTAAACAGAAAAATTTTAGGATGCCTCTAGAACTTGCTGAAAAGCTGGAAGACCTAGCGAAGAAAATGGGATTGACCGAAACGGAAATTGTAATTAAAGCATTACAAAAATACCTAGAAAAAGCGAGGAGGGGACACAATGTGGACAAAAATTGAAGTTGGGCAACCCTTCTTGCTACCTAATCCCGGTGTCCGCAACGGTGCGGTACTAGAGGCAGCGCGGGGTGGCGGCTTGATGCTACTAATCTACCTGGAAAGCATGACGCAGACAGAAGCTGATACCTTGCGCAAAGACAAAATAGCAGTCCGGGCCTACCGCGAGCAAGACAAGCTACTATTGCTGTTTCGCTTCGGGCCCGAACTTATCTTTGAGGTGTCATTTAACCCGCGCAGATACTCAGACGAAAGGAGCAATGCTGTTGGTAAGAGCAATCTGCTGCACATCGTAGGTATTGAGTCTTCATCGAACATTGTCAGGCTTCAACGCGTTGTATCCATCTCGGCCCGGCTCTTAGCGATGATGGAAAGGTATTGGGGTGAGCAATCGCAGGTTACGCCGGAGAAATACGATGCGTGGCTGGAGAGATTGACTCAATGCTCCGTGGATGAGTTATGGGAACAAGGAGAGTATATTGGACAGCTAGTCTTTAGCTGAAACAATTTTGCACCAGATTTGCACCAGCATAAAGGCAATGAAATTAGAAATGCCCATAATAAGGGAACAAATAAGGCTACATCAACGGACTTAAAATCCGTCGGAGGGTGACCTCCGTGCCCGTTCGACTCGGGTCCCCGGCACCAAGAAATCAAGGCCCCGCCTAGGCTAGCGGGGCTTTTACATTTCCTGTAATATGCCAAAAAATATCAAAAGACACCTTTGTGAATAAAAGTTTTTGCACCAAATTTGCACCGACTTTTGATGCTATTCAGCCATATCGGTCATAAGCGTGTGGAATCTATCAGCGAGAGCTCTACGGTCCTTGGGCAGAACGTGTCCATAGATGCTGAGGGTAATACTGGGGTCGGCATGGCCGAGTCGCTCGGACACAGCGTTTACGTATACACCTGAGGATAAAAGTATCGTAGCATGAGTATGACGCAAGTGATGAAAAGTCATGCCGGGGTAGCCTAGCTTCTTCGCTAAGTTGACGAAGCGGTGGGCCAGGTTGCCGGCATTGATTGGACTCCCTCCGGGTTCCGTGAACACCAAATCCGTCCTTATTCCCGCCCCCAACTGACGCTCCAATATGGCCTTTCTGTGTTCACGCAGGACGGCTATTACATCTTGGCTTACATCTATAGTCCGTTCGCTGGTCCGGCTTTTGGTTCTTTCCCGGTGTTCATATTCGCCTCTTCCAGCCCGGTGCAAAGTGGTGCAAATTTTAATGGCCAGTTCATCCCAAAGGATGTTATCCCAGGTGAGGCCCAGGAGCTCCGACTGCCTGGCCCCGGTGTACGCTGCGGTATAAATGAGGGCATAGTCCCGGTGTCCCTGGCATCCGGCGAGGAATTCCTTCAGCTCTTCGGCTGACAGCACCACCCAGTTTTTTTGAGCTCGGGACCTGTCTTTGGGCGGTGAAACCTTTTGCGCCGGATTGCGATCCAGTAGCTCGAGCCTAACGGCTTCCTCGAGAGCCTGGCGAAGTATTGTGTGAACGTAGCGCACACTTCGCGGCGAGAGTTGCCCCGAGAGATAGGTATAAAGGTCTTTGACATGGACTGGCAGGAGTTCACCAATTGGGATATGCCCGGCATAGGGAATGATGTTCTTTTCTATGATGCCCTTCGCCCGGCGGTAGGTGTTCTGTTCCCAGTTCGGACTGGCGTAATCGTCGCACCACTTGTGGAGCCACTCAGCCAGGGTCATATCTGTCATGGCGGGTGCTGGATTCTCCAGTTCATAGATCCAGTTTCGGAGTGCGGCTTCGGCTTCACGCTTTGTGCCGTAAACCGTCCTAGTCTTGCGTTCATATCTCCCGGTTTCGGGGTTAAACCCAACGTGGGCAACCAGTTTATATTTGCCTTCGGCTAGTTTGTATACCTTGCCCTTCAGCTGCCGCCTCATTTTACTTTCCCCGTCCTTGTCAGCACTTTACCGATTATCCTGCAGTCCTTAGCATCGTATGTCATCGGAGGATATACCCTGTTATCAGAAACAAGAACGACCTTATCGCCTGAGAAATACACCCGCTTTACTGTCGCCTCTTCCTCACAGCAGAGGACGGCCGCCACTTCACCGTTGTCCACCGTCGGCTGTTTCCGGACGAGTACGATTTCTTTGTCATTTATTGTCGGTTCCATGCTGTCTCCATGGACGCGAAGAAAAAAATAATCCTCTATGTTATGCCCGTTAATATTGGCAAAGCGGGTGTCAAAAGCTATATATTCGCCTTTTTCTTCTTCAACATACAAGGGCTTGCCTCCAGCAATGCGACCGACAACTGGGAGCATAACGATACATCTCGGGTCATACGAGATTGCATTGGATGGCATAAAATCCTGCCTAACAGCCGGAATGTCTGTGAGCCCCAAGAGATAGTCAACCGATACCTTAAAAAAAGAAGCTATCTTCTGTAGCGTGTTTGAATCCGGCATTCGTT